AGATGTTCCAAGACAGCGGCAAGTACGGCGGCGAGTCGTATGGCCGTGACAGATGGCGCAGCTTCAAGACGCACCGGGCCTTTGGCCGGGGGCCAGTGACGCTGGCCTCAGTCATCAAGATGGTCAAGGGCAAGCGTGATGAGGTCAAGCGCAGCGAACGAGACAAGACCATGGCCACGTTGATGGACGCAGTCGAAGCGACCACGGACCCGAGAGACTTGCAGGAGAAGGTCGCGGCGAAGGTGGCCAACGACGGTGAGCTATCCGACGTGGAGCGCGAACAGGTCGCGGCAGCGATCCAGTCCAAGGCCAAGACGCTCGGCGTGAAGTTGGAGATCGCCACAGTCAGGGGCTGGGTCAGGGCACGGGTCAAGGGCAGCGGCGGATTCATCCACCTGAACGACGAAGGTCATCCGCTCTGCACACTGGAGAACTTCAGGGCCTTGGTCGAGAAGCTGCAGTGGACGATCAGGTACAACGTCATCAAGAAGGCGATCGAGATACTGATACCCGGCGAGTCATTCACCAGAGACAACCGAGACAATGCGGCGTTGGCCTGCATGCTGTCTGAGTGCGAGAAGGTGCGCATGCCGACCAAGCACATCGCTCAGTACCTGATCAGGGTCGCTGATGAGAACCAGTACAACCCGGTGGCCACTTGGATTTTGAGCCGTGAGTGGGACGGGGTGTCACGTCTGGATCAGTTCTTCGACACGGTCAAGAGTCCGGTCGCGATCAAGAACAAGCTCATGCGCAAGTGGGGGATACAGGCGGTGGCTGCGGCGTTCAGCCCCGACGGCATCGCGGCCCAAGGCATCCTGACTTTTGTGGGTCCACAGAATATCGGCAAGACGACGTGGTTTCGGAAGCTTGTGCCAGATGAATTGGATTCGGTGCTGACCGGACACACGCTGGACCTGAAGAGCAAGGACTCGATCTTCATCGCACTGACCTATTGGATCGTCGAGCTGGGTGAGCTGGACGCCACGTTCAAGAAGTCCGAAGTGTCGGCGATGAAGGCATTCATTACCCAACCGCAGGACAAGTTGCGCCGGCCATACGCTGCAGTCGAATCGAACTTCGGCAGGCGGACGGTCTTCGGTGGATCGGTGAACGGTGAAGAGTTTCTCGCGGACCCGACCGGCAACCGCAGATACTTGACAATCCCTGTCGAAGGTTTTGAGTTCGACCATAGCGTGGACATGCAGCAGGTCTGGGCAGAGTTTCACTCGCTGTGGATGGGCGGCGAAGCCTTCTTCCTGTCGATGGATGAGGTGTCCGAGTTGAATACCCACAACGAGCAGTTCACGATCATCGATCCGCTGGGTGAGAGGATCGCTTCTTCGTTTGGGTGGGGGCCTCATGTGGTGATGTGGGATTGGATGACTGTTACTGATGTGCTAATGAAGATTGGTATCCGGGAGCCGACCAAGGGTCAGACGATTGCCGGTTCGGCGATCATCCGAAAGCTGAACGGGAACAAGAAACGGAAAAGCAATGGCGCTTCTTTGGTTGCGGTGCCGGATGAGTTGAATGATTTTTTGGAATAACAGGGTAACCCTGTGTGAGGGTATTACCCTGCAGGGTAATGTTAGGGCAGGGTAACCCTGTAGATTACCCTGCCTACTACCCTGTCCTACTACCCTGTCCAAAAGCCGCACTGGCTCTGCGTTTTGAGGGAGTAGGGTAATCAGGGTAATACAAAAACATATACATATTTTAGTTAGGATAGTAATAGTAGATAAAAAAAAGGGTGTTTACTAATTATAGGTATAGGAAGTTAACTACCCTTACTGCCCTATTACCCTGTTGAAGAAAAGGCACTGGAATGAAGGAGTCACTGGTCGAAGGCAGGTTGAGGGCAAAGGCGAAGGCAGCCGGCGGTGTGGCGCACAAGTGGGTCAGCCCCGGCTTCACCGGATTGCCGGATCGAATCGTGCTGTTGCCGGTACCGCCGGAGGATTATGATGTTGTTAACAAGTACGTGAAGCTGGTGGAGACCAAGGCGACGAACAAAGTGCCGGGACCGAGGCAGGCTTTCGTGCATCAGCAGTTGCGCGATCTGGGGTACGAGGTTCATGTGCCGGATTCAAGGGAGGATGTCGATGCAATTTTTGCCTAGACCGTCACAGGAACTGGCAATCAACCGGATGCTGGAGTGCGACTACCAGTTGCTGGCCCTGCGTATGGGAGCCGGCAAAACGGGTGTTGCTTTAACGGTAATCAATGAGTTGTTGTTCAATCGGTTTGAGGTCCAAAGGGTTTTGGTGGTGGCACCGCTGCGTGTTGCGCAATTGGTATGGCACACAGAGGCGGCCAAATGGGACCATACAAGGCATTTGAGGGTGGTCAGGGTACTTGGGGATCAGATGACCCGCATTCGTGCCTTGGCGGCCCCCGGAGACGTGTTCGTGGTCAATCGCGAGAACTTCATCTGGTTGGTGAAGCTGATGATGGCGTCGAAGGGGGGCTGGCCTTTCGACTGCGTGATCGTGGACGAGAACAAAGGTTTCAAAGATAGAAACAGTGAGAGCTGGAAGCACCTGATGAAGGTTCGTTCTCATATTGATAAGCTGTATCTGTTGACCGGGACACCGGCACCGAACACGTTGCTGGAGTTGTGGCCACAGATCACGATGATGGATGAGGGCGACAGGCTGGGCAGGCGTCTGACCGGGTATCGGGAACGGTACTTCGCACCTGACAAGCGTAACGGGAACATCATCTATTCGTGGCGACTGAAGCAGGGCGCGGAGAAGTTGATTTACAAAGCGGTCGAGGATGTGATGCTGTCGGTCGAGAGCGGTATCGAGTTACCGGAGAGGATCGACAACGTGATTGAGGTCGAGTTCGACATGCAGCGATACCTGCAGATGGAGCAGACGTTCGTGTCGGGTGCGGTGTCTGCACCGAACGCGGCAGTGCTGGCGGGGAAGCTTCGACAGATGGCCAACGGCGCGGTCTACGACGACCAGCGATACCCGCATTGGATTCACGACGCGAAGCTGGATGCTTTGGAGGAGATCGTCGATCAGGGTGAGCCTGTGCTTTGCTTCACCGAGTACCAGCACGATCAGGCAAGGATCATCGACAGGTTCCCGCAGGCCGTCGTATTCGATGGCGAGAAGTCGATGGCTGCATGGAAAGCAGGGAAGATCAAGCTGCTACTGATGCACCCGCAGTCAGGAGGACACGGCGTAGACGGCTTGCAATTCGGCGGCAACGTGATGGTCTGGTTCGCCTTACCATTCAGCCTTGATGCTTATGAGCAGGCAACGGCGAGGATACACAGAAGCGGTCAGGACAAGAACGTGACAGTGCATCACCTTGTGGCCAAGAAGACGATCGATGAAAAGATCATGAAGGTTCTGGCGATGAAGGGCAAGGCACAGCAGGAATTACTGGATGCTGTTTTGATTGAAGCAGTCAACGATGCGAAAACGAGGGTCACGGCATGAGTCTGATGGAGAAGATATCGAGCGCACAGGTGTCGTCGAACCTTGGCGAGAAACCTTTGCATCAAACGGGCGACGTTGATGTGGTCAGAGCCTGCGGCATGGCGGGGGCGACGAATGGATTGGGTTTGTCTTTGTACAGGTTGAAGTACAGCGGTGACGTGAAAGAGTTTTCGAAAGTCGTCGATGGTTTGCTGACGATGGTTCGCAGTCGATGGTTTGATGTGGACGGGAACAAGACAGTCAACGATGTGTTGAGTCATTGGCTTGATGATCTTTGTCATCCGTGCCACGGTCGTGGGTATGCCGTGGTGCCGGGGACGCCGATGCTTGGTGACGTGCCATGCGGTGCATGTAATGGAACGGGCCGCGTGAAGCTGGTTAGCTCCGACGCGGCCCGGTGGTTGCTTGATGAGGTTGGAAGGATGGAGCGCGAGATCGCGGTTGCGATCATGCACCGAATCAAGGAATGATTTGATTGCAGGCAGGGCAGATGGTTTTGCCTTGACGCCTGTGCCAAGCACGGTGGACAGCAGATTCACTGATGCCGACCTTCTTTGCAGCAGCGTAACGTGTCATGCCTTGATCGACCAGTGCAAGCGCTTCCATGGTTTTGGACTTCGCACTTACCTTCGGTTTGTCTTTCACCTTAGTCCAGTAAGCGACTGCGTGAGCAGGCCATCCGTCTTCAGGTGGTTCACGAAAAGCTGATGCGGTGAGCTTGCCTCCTGCGTTGAACGCGACAAGATAAGTTACGTCGTCTCTGTCAGAGAACTCAGTCAACTTGTTCTTCATGGACTCAGTCCAACCAAGGCCGACCAAGAATTGGTGGAGTGTCAATTGCTTCATTGTTTTTTCCTGATGATGAAAATGCGTTCGGTTACGAACGAACCCTTCGACGGCTTGTCCCATGTCCAGTAGAACACCTTGCCGTCAAAACCCTGTACGCCGTATCGGATGACCGGCTTCATGTTTTAATACCCGCGTCAATTGCCAGAGCAAGCTGCTTTAGTTCATGCGCTGGCAGCGTCACGTCAAACTTGGTTTGCAAACCGTTGCGATCTTCAGCACCCCACCACTGCGATTCAATTCGCAAGTTGAAGTTATCGTCAGCAGGTTTGACGGTGAAGTGGAGCAGGTAATCAGGTGTTGGTTGAATAGTGATTGTCATTTTGTTTTTCCTATGATTGAAAGATGATATGAATTTGATCGACCGGTCTTCAGGTCGTACAACGTACCGGTGACACTGTCAGCCAGCATTGCCCTGCCACTGGCGACCACCCGAACCATGGTGCGGGTGATCGGACCGTATAAGCTTTGGACTTGAAACGTTTCTTTCGGTCTTTTGGACAGATAGATTACGTCGTGTTCATTGACGCATCCGTCACTGGTCGTGCGTATCTTCTTTGGCTCAGACATTGTCCATCTCCATGCCGAAGTTCTCTTTCTCTTCGTCGGTCATCTTGTCGTAGCACAAGCCCCACAGGTCACCGTCTTGGTACAGGTGGTACACGTCACCGTCTTCGGTGGTGTACTTTGCATTGGACAGTATCCAGTCCCAGTCCTCCCAGTAGTGTTCGTATGTCGGGTCAGTGGCTTCGATCCAGAAGTCTTTGTTTGCTTCGGTCAAGCCCCAAGCTTCGCAATGCTTCCAAACGATGTCGTTTTGGTTATCAGTTAAAAAATCCCGGGGAATATAAATCCCCCGGGCGTCGGAAAGAATCAGCACGACTGCATCCATTACGGCCTCCATACAAAAAGATCGAGAAGGCCGACCACCAAGCCGACCACCATTACCGCGTACCACAACAGCCAGAACCACTTGCCTTCGTTCTTCTGTGCCTGTTCGTAATTCCAGATCGCGTTCTCCAGATCACGCTTGGCCATCTGTGCGTCCTCCATGATCACCGGCACGTTGGGCGAGTCGATGTATTCGTCCAGCACCTGCAGACCAAGCTTGGCCGCCTTGTACAGTTCGTCGTTCATGCCACACCTCCGTCGATTGTGTTGGCCCATGTCTCACCCTGCAGTCTGGCTACGAACTCCCAGCTGCCTTTCGTGCCGGGCTTCACGTCGTCACGGCTGGGTATGTAGTTGCCGTAGTAATCCGTGCTGGCGGCTTCGCCGAGCATGCAGTAGCCGTTGTTGATTGCAGCCATCAGCTCACGACCGTAGGCACCCTGCAAGCGCCATGCAGTACCGCCGTTGATGGCGGCCTGCAATACGCTGTAATACTCGAACGGGTCCATGTCTACGTCGCCTTCGACGGCGTCCAGCAATTCAAAATCAATCATGGTGTTCTCCTAGTAAACGTAAGGTTGGCCGGTGTCTTCGATGTACTGCAACCAGCGGAAGACATCGGTGGTAGCGATCCAATCACCGCGAGACCCGTCCGACTGGACGGGTGCAAACTTCGATGACTGCAAGTGAGTGCGGAACTCCTGAATCCGTTCTGCACGGGTGAGGATCGCGTCGTTCAACTCCACCTTCGCGACCTCCAGCTGTTTGATGTAGTTCATGATGACTTCCTTGCAGATACACGGATGGAGTAATAAGCCTCGCCGGTGCTGGTGTTGGCCTTGACCAGTTGACGGGAGGGGCTGAACTTCTCAGCGATCGTTCTCCAGTCCACCATCACCTTGCCTTCGCACTCGGACACCGCAACCCGGTAGAACGAACCTTCGACCACGGCCAGACCGCTGTCGATCAGCGTGTCCTTGAGTTCGGCTTCTTCCTTCTTCAGGTCAGCCAGTTGAGCTTTGATCTGGCCGAGACGATCGGCGACACCGCCGAGTACATCGAGAGAATTTGCTTTCATGGGAATCTCCTAAAAAACACCAGCATCCGGCTGGATCGGTACTGCAAGTGAAACTATACATGACATTGACTGTCAGGTAAAGCTAACTGCACTGCACAGGGCACCCGAAGATGCCCTGCACGCTACAGTCAGGCAGCCAGCAAGAGGCTTGCGGCTTTCTGCTTCAGATCAGCACCAGCGCCCCACTGCGAGGACACGAAGCGGTTCTGATCGCTACGGGCACGAACGTGGTGATCAGCGTACTCAGTGACTGCATTGAGCAGGCCCCAAGCTGTACCGAACACGCCGTCGTTCGTGGCACCCATGCCGGAGCCGTTGAACAGGTCCAGAATCTTCGTGAACCCGGCAGACTCGCGAACCTTCTCGCCGCCGCCCAGAAGCTTGGCAACGAAGTCGCCTGCCTCTTCTTCGTGAACATCGATGTTGGCCAGCGCCGTCACGTTGTGGCGGAAGGCTTCCCATGCCGCTTCGTTCAAGCCCATGAAGTCCTTGACCTGATCAGGGCTGAACACCGAACGGTGTGAAACCTTGACCGAAGCTTTGGCATCAGCGAACGCCATGGCCAGCGTGTTTTTGCAGACCGTGCGAACCGTGGTGCGGCGCACCTCAGTAGCCAAGCTGCCGTCGGCGCTGGTGGAGATCAGCAAGTAGCCGCCGATCGTGTCGGTGATCGACGTGGGTGCCGCTTCGCCAATCTTTGCCGTTGCCCAGAAACGCTTGCCGCCGTAGATCGTGCCGGCTGCCGACAGTTCCAGACCGCCTGCCTTGGCAATGTCTCGGAAGAATTCCAAGACCTCGCCGGGCTGGACTACCTGATAACGCTTGGACACAACACCGAGAGCGTCGTTGTTGTCGCTGCGAAACAGGACGTGCTGGTCAGGCAGCTTGATCAAGCTATCGGACGTGGCGTCCCGCGCAACAGCGTAGCGAATCTCGCTGCGGCGAATCTTCCAGTCCATACCAGCAGCAACGCGCCAGTCGTCGAGGCTGGTGTTGTCTGCCAGTGCTTGGCCAAGGCCGTGCCACGGGGTGCCGTCAGAAGCCAGATAAGCAAATTCGACGCGGCCATCCGCGTGGGTAGTGAGTTCGTGTGACATATGTATCTCCTAGATGATTACTGCCAACCGGGCAGCACGGGTTTCCTAGACCGCCCGGGGGCGGTTTCGACCGGTACCACCCGGTCTCATCAGTAGGCATAAGCGTTGATGTCGTTGTAAGCCCGAGCAAGTGACTCGGCCTCGGCTTCGGTGGTGCAGCGTGCAATGGTGAAGCCCCGGTTGCTGGCATCCCATTCGACGACGCACCAACAAATCCGGCGATCGTCAGTATCAAGGTATTCGACGGTGTATCTCATACAACCTCCCAATCAGTCACTTCAAACGTCAGCTTGTAGCCCATTTCCTTGATCTTGCCGAGAACCGGCACGGTCAAGGTCTTGGTGTTTGCGATGGCTGCGAACAGCTTTGCTGTCTCACAGACCGGGTAAAACTTGCGTTCGCCGTATACGTCTTTGGCGCGAATGATGATTTCCATGATGGTGTCCTTCGTTTGGTCAGGCACTTGTCGGCAGCCTGTTACGCCGCGAAAAACCAGCACGCTGGCCTTTCGATCGTTTCGCACTCGCTGCACTTACGGCACAGGTCTAAGCGGTCTGCCGGTTGGCCCCTTGCGCTCATCACGCCTAGATCAGGACTCCGGTGGTTCCCTTCTTCTATCCCGCTGGCACCTTCGCGGCGTTACTTACTGCATCTACTACAGTTCCGAGTATCCTGACATTGACAGGTCATGTCAAGCCCCTAAACCAAAAATAATTCAAAAAGTCTGTTGTATTTACGCAACAAGACAAAAAGTAGGAAGTTTTCGTCGGGCTAAAAATAAATTGAAATTACCCCTTGACGCTATCAAAAATGAAATTTACAATTTTTCGCGCAGGGGTGCGTCCGCGTTTTTCAGCATCCCGACACAAAAGCCGCTCACTTCAGCGGCTTTTTTCACATTCACAGGAGCGCCATGATGGAACGCATTACGATCGAAGTTGAAGACGATGGCCGCATCACCGTCATGGCGGAAAGCCCGGACGAAGAGATGGAAACGATGGAGTTCGACAACGTCGAAGACGCCATGCAAGCCGTGCAAGGCTTGATCATGGATGAAGAGATGGACAAAGAAATGGAATCCGAAGAGGGCGAAACGGAGTCTATGTGGAACGAAGAAGCAGCAAAGCGCCCAATGAACCCCAACATGATGCGATAAGGAGATCACCATGCAAAACTACTCAAACCCAGAGAGCCGCAACACCATGCGTGCAGTCGGCGAAAAACTGAAGTCCGGTCAAGCGATCGGCGGCGGCGGCAACCAGACACAGGGCGCTGGCGAAATCCCCGGCAAGGTCTCCGTGCCTATGCCCGGCACCAACACCACACAGCCAAAGCAGGGTGGCGGCATGAAGGGCAACATCCCCGGCTTCCAAGGTGGCGAGATTCCCGGCATGGTGTAACCATGCCAAGCAAAAGCCCTGCGCAAGCGCGCATGATGGCGGCTGCTGCACATGACCCGGCCTTCGCAAAGAAGGTCGGGGTTCCTGAGTCTGTGGCAAAGGATTTCAATGCTGCAGACAAAGGCAGCGGCTTACTTCGAAAGGCGATGACTTATGGCGAAAAGAAAAGACGCGGCTAGGCTTGCCGAGTTAAACGGCGCACCGCCACGTCTTGCTTCGTCAGAAGACTTGGAAGCTGCGGGTCCGAAGACTGGCAACACGCATCCAGCGCGTAAAAGCTCTGCGGTCCGCAACCCGCTGAAGCTCAATCTAATGGCCGTGTCTGAAGCACTGGTCGAAGAGGGCCTCGACCCAGCGGTCGAATTCGCGCGCATCCTCAAAGGCCGACCACTGGTCGATGAGGACGGCAATGCAGTCATGGACCCGGTGACGGGTCAACAGGCACGTCGGTATGACCTTGATGCTGACGTGCGTGTTCGCATGCTGTCAGAGATTCTGAACTACACGCAGCCCAAGCTCAAAGCCGTCGAGGTCAAGATGTCCGGCAGTCTGGAGTTGACCAGCGAACAGCTTGACCAGCGGCTGGGTGCTTTGCTGCAGAAGGCCATGAAATGAATCTGGCCGCCCTCAATCTGGCGAAGCTCGACGACACCGAGAAGCGTGAGCTGTACGAGCTGCTGCGCCTGAAAGACATCAGGGCCAAGCGAAACAAGCTTGCAGCCTATGCGCCTTATGCCAAGCAGATGGAGTTCCACGAAGTCGGGTCCGAGTTCCGCGAACGCTTGTTCATGGCAGGCAACCAGCTTGGCAAGACATGGGCCGGGGCCTTCGAGGTCGCGATGCATGCAACAGGCCGCTACCCATCATGGTGGAAGGGCAAGCGATACAACTACGCCATTCGGTGCATGGTTGGATCTGAATCAGCCGAGTTGACCCGCAAGGGCGTGCAGCGTTTGTTGCTTGGCCCGCCAGAGATCCGCGAAGAGTGGGGCACCGGCGCCATTCCGTACGATTGCGTGCGCGACACCAGCATGAAGCAGGGCGTGCCCGATGCGGTCTCAAGCATTGTGGTCCGCCACGAATGCGGCGAAGACAGCGTGATCCAGTTCAACAGCTACGATCAGGGTCGTACGAAGTGGCAAGCCGACACGGTTGACTTCGTATGGTTCGATGAGGAACCGCCACCAGCGATTTACTCTGAGGGATTGACGCGAACCAATGCAACATCCGGTCAGGTCTTCGTGACCTTCACGCCGTTGCTAGGTATGTCGGAAGTCGTTAAGCGGTTCCTGCTTGAGAAACCAGAGAGCGCGACAACGATCACGATGACGATCGATGACGCCGAACACTACACACCTGAGCAACGGGCCGCGATTGTGGCCAGCTACCCAGAGCATGAACGCGAAGCACGGGCGAAGGGTATTCCCATTTTGGGATCAGGCCGCGTGTTTCCAATTGTCGAAGATGGCATCAAGGTACAAGCGTTTCCTGTTCCACCGCACTGGCCGCGCATTGTCGGTATCGACTTTGGTATCGATCACCCGACAGCAGCAGTCTGGATGGCATGGGACAGAGACAACGACGTGCTTTATGTCACTGACTGCTACCGGGTCAAAGATCAGTCGATCATCCTGCACGCCGCGTCAATCAAGGCGCGGGGCGAGTGGGTGCCGGCCGCATGGCCACACGATGGCTTGCAGCGGGATAAGGGCAGCGGCGAACAGCTAGCCAAGCAATACCGCGATCAGGGAATGAACCTTCTCAAGGATCGGGCAATGTTCGAGGATGGCAGCAACGGACTTGAAGCCGGTGTGGCTGAGATGCTGGGACGCATGCAGACTCAGCGCCTGAAAGTATTCGCGCATCTGCAAGATTGGTTCGAGGAGTTCCGGCTATACCACCGCAAGGACGGTTTGATCGTCAAGATGACCGATGACTTGCTATCAGCTACGCGATACGCAATGATGATGAAACGATTCGCCAAGACACAGGAAGAAGCGTCAACCCGCCTGCGCCGAAACACTATGCCCGGACCAGACCTATCGTTCGGTCTGCTTGATGCTGAGATGGGGTATTGACATGCCAAAGCAAAAGAAAACGGAAGCGGTCGATCGACAGGGTTATCCTGTTGATTTGACCCGGCCTATTGTCACGGACAAAGAGGGGGTGCATACCGAACTATCCACGACTGAAAAGCTAGGGGACAAGTACGTAAATTTCCCAACGGTCTGGAACGGTAAGCGGTACGATCCGCGCAAAGATGAGGACTATACGGAGATCATCCGCAACGTCGATGACGCAAAGACAAAAGGTTGGCGGTTCCCGGAATTCAAAACGGTTGACGAAGCGGTCACTGCCGCAAAGGATAGGTCGGCATACATTGGCAAGTTAAGAGCGAAAGAGATTAAAGAAGCGGAAAAGCGCATGTGGAACGAAGAGGCTGCGCGTAAGAAAGTAAAGGACTGACATGGCACTTACTTACAAAGAAGCTTTAGCGTTTAGGGATAGCGAGGTAGGTTCTCAGATACCACGCGTTGAGAGGCTTTTACGTTCGAGCAATTGGAGTAATTTAAACGGCGGTCTCAAGAAGCAATACCTGAAAGAGATCGAAGGTGCTATAGCCGATCCGGTCAAATACAGCTATGACCAGCTAAAGAAAGATGCGGCAGGCTACCTTGTTTACCAAGGTCTGCCCGGCGGCGGTGGCACTGCAAAAGCGGAAGCCAAAGAGTTAAAAAGAAACATCGACAAATATACTAATTTCCTGCAAAACAATAGCCAGTCACCGGAAACAATTGCCGCAACGGTCGATCAGGGTTTTGTCCAAGGGCAAAAGCAGTTAAAGGATTCAGTAAAGAGAATGAACGACGAGCCGTTCCTCAACAAGGTATCGGACGTTGCATTGCAAGTCGGCTTAGGAGCAGCTACCGCTGGATTGAGTTTGCCCGGACAGGTTGCTGCTAACGCAGCACTGCAATTGGGTCAAGGCTCAAAGCCAATGGACATTCTGAAAAACGTTGCGAGAACCGGGGGTTCATACTTCGGCAAAGGTCTACTGTCTAACGCGATGGGTTCAAAGTCTTTAGTAGCTGGCAATACCCCGTCGTTTGCTCCGCCTCAAACGTTTGTACCCGGGACATCAGTGCCAGTTAACACCGCATTGAACCTTGGCAAGACGGCCTACAATGTAGCTACAGCAAAAGACCCTGCTCTGGCTTTAACTAAAGCTGCTTTTAACTACGGTAAGAATAGCAACTTAGGTCCATCCTTGGGGTTAATCAACACATCCCAAACTCTACCTAAATTTTAAATACACAGGACTGATATGGCGAACAATCCTTTCAATGCGGCATCGAGCACGGCTAATGCCTTAGCGGCTTCTAGCCCAGCTACGGATCAGTTCGCGAACTTCGGTCGGCAGAACAATCCGTTCAATCCGCAGCCACCACGTCAAACAAACATATCGAATGTAAGCGGTAATCAGTTTACACTTGACGTGCAAAAACCTAATCGGCAGATGGCCCCATCGCCTCGAGCGCCAACGGCCATGCCGACGGTTCAACCTGCGGTTCAACCCGCTGGCTATGGATCGCAAGCAAACAACCAGAATATGGCAGCACCGGCTTTACCAGTTAATGCAGCAACGCCATCGGCTCCGAACGCGTACTCGACTACTACTGCGCCACCGAGCCAGCAACAAGGTTTGATTCGCGGTGCCATTGGCCGTCAAAACTAAGGAAAAGCAATGCGATTACCTCAAAAAGCTACTTTGTTATTGAATAATATTTTTTGGACGGTGTGGCCTTGGCGCGTAAAGTTTGTAGCATTTGTTTTAGGAATCCGGGCTTCTGCGGATTTTTACTCAGTAATCACTCGACGTAAATGGCTCGACAGTGAAGAGAGAATGTGGAAAGCTGAAGGATTGAATGCGCAAAAATTGATACAAATTAAGGAAACGCAATGCAAATAGAACCTCAACAGATCGACGTTGAAATCGAAGAAATCGAAATCGATCCGGAAGAAGTCCGCGCTAAACGCGAAGAGAAGCTGCAAAACTTCGGCCACAACATGGCCAAGCAGCGGGACGAATGGGTTCGTAGCCGCTACGCCTATGGGGTTGATAAACGCTGGTTGCAGGACGAGGATCAGTACAACGCAAAAGACAACATCGCCAAAGCAGCAAGTCAGATGATGACTTCAGTCGAGCAGGGTTACCCTGTGACGACGCAAGGCGCAAAGCCGCACCGCTCTACGGTATTCATTGGCATGACGCGTCAGAAGACAAACGCCGCAGAGGCGCGACTGTCTGACATCCTATTGCCGACCGATGATCGCAACTGGGGTATCCAGCCAACGCCGGACCCAGAGCTATCTCAGATGGCCAAGGATACTAGGCCAGCCACCGAGCTACCGCAGTCTGTAGGCCAGAGGTTTGGTAGCCAGCTAGGCAATCAGCCCGGTATGCAACCGGATATGGGTATGCAACCTGAGATGGGTATGCAACCTGAGATGCAACCGCCTATGCCACCGACAGGCAATGGCATACCTATGCAACCCGGTATGCAACCGCCTATGACACAGACAGGCAATGTCATACCTATGCAGCCCGGGATGATGCCCGGTCAGCCTATGAGTCCAGAGGGTGTACCTCTGCGGATAAAAGACGTTGCGCGGGCAACCTTAGAGCTGGCCCAAAAGAAATCCGAAGCGATGACTCGCGAGATCGATGATCAGCTGGTCGAGTGTGATTACAACGGCGAACTGCGCAAAGTGCTGCACGACTCAGCCGTGCTGGGCAGTGGCGTTATCAAAGGCCCTGTGGTGATTAACCGCACCCGTAAAGCATGGCAGCCTTACACCGACAACAACGGCCAGAAGATCCATCAGATCGAGATCGTCGAAGAGCGTAGCCCTTCGTCGTTCCGTGTTGACCCCCGTAACGTATGGCCTGACCCAGCGTGTGGCGAGTCTGTCCACAACGGCAAAGGTATCTACGAGCGCGAGCAGATGACGGCCAAGCAGGTTCGCGATCTGGCTAAGCAGCCGGGTTATATGCGCGAGCAGTTGCGCAAGGTGCTGGAAGAAGGACCGAAGCGCACAGCCACCATGGAAGAGCTGAAAGAAGAAGATCAGCGCGACATGACCAAGGAAGTCTATGAAATGTGGACGTACTGGGGCGATGTCGAGTACGAAGATTTGACAAGCGCAGGTGTTGACCCCGGCGAGAAAGACGCTTTGCGGTCGATCAGCGCATGCGTAGTGATGATCAACAACACGGTCGTCAAAGCCTTTATGAACCCACTGGAAGACGGCGCTTTGCCTTACGACTTCTATGTCTGGGAGAAGGTTTCCGGTTCGGTGTGGGGCTATGGCATCCCTTACCTGATGCGCAGTCAGCAGAAGGTATTGAACGCAGCATGGCGTCAGATGATGGACAACGCCGGCGTATCCAGCGGTCCGCAGATCGTGATGAAGCCGTCGGTTATATCACCGGCTGATAAGCAATGGCAGCTGTCCTCGCGCAAGATTTGGTACGCAACCGATGATATGGACGATGTGCGCAAAGCCTTTGCCACGTTTGAATTTAACTCCCATCAGACCGAACTGGCCGGCATCATCAAGATGGCTACCGAACTGGCTGATGCCGAGACAGGTGTGCCAACGATCATGCAATAGCTACTAATGCTGGATTGGTTGTGTATAGATTCGTAGCAACAACAGTTGCCGGTTGGATTACAGTAACCCCATCAGGCCCATACACAGCATATTTAACATTATTACTACCTC